AAAGAAGCCACCTTCTGCCAATTTGTTACTCCTGGCTATTCCAGGGGACCACTCATTTCTGGTGGCCTCTCATGGTTTCCCATGAGGTCGGACTATCTCATCAACTCCTGGGAGTTGTCGGGCGCTTGTGAGGTTTATTGATTCGGTTCTCACCCTCTAGTCTCTGAACCTTCCGACCTACCCTTACCCGTTCGGTCGGCTTGGCTGCGGATCGGCTTGCCTTCCGGTTTAGCGTTCCCGCAATTCACCCGATTTTCATTTAACTATCGCTAGTTAACGGGACACAAAAGTTTATCCGTGTCTTCCTGCATGGCTTTGACTTCGTCCGGGCTGGCAGTCTTCCAAAACACATTGTCTGACGGGGACCGCATCCACTTCACGAAGGTGTCGGTCATAAACTGGGCCTGGTCCTTGATGTTGTCCCCGCACAAATCCAATACCCACTCAGGCTGTGCCATCGCTGGCAGACCTTTCATCCAGGACGCCGGTTTGTAGTCGCTCTTGATCCTGGCGGTGGTGTCCATCGCGTTGTATACCGCGACATCGGTGGAGGTCACCGGGATGGCGTTCAATGGTTGGTTGAACTCCCCACGGAGCTTCCGCACCTGGGAGGCGGCGGCGTCGATCTCGTCGGCCTTGGTCATGGTGACCTGGGCCTCGTCAACCAACCGCCGGAAGGTGTCCATCTCGCCCTGATCCATAGCCACCTGGGCCTGGTCAAGCAGAGCGCCGGCTTGGCTTCTCAGTTCTTTTGTATCCAATTCAGTGTCTCCTTATCTGTTTGTTTGCAATTCAAGGCGCATCCGGGCGAGGCGTAACCGATGGCTCGCCGTGTCCGAGGCGGTCATGGTGACCGTGTCAGAGGCGGCGCCAACTGGATCGTCCGACATGGACTCGCCGGTGGCTGGTTCAAACAAGATGCCGTCGTGGGCGCGGCAGAATGACCGGGCCTCGGTCTCTGACCAATCCTCGACTGGCATCCGGTAAGACGTTAGTGACCACTCCCCGGACTCCGCATGGCGTCCGAAAAGTATCTCCAGAGACTTGCCGTCAAAGTCCCCGTCCTCGATGGTCTCGGAGGATGTCCGGAAGCGGTCGAAGGCGTCCGGCTCCAGGATGCGGCAAGCGTGGTAATTGGGATAAGGTTTGACCTCCGGGTCCGGGGCCGCGTACCGGCTCCCCTCCGCGGCGGTCTCATATGCCGAATGGGTCCGGCAGGGCATCCAGACGGACTCCCCGTCCACCTCCATCCGGTGGGCGCCGGAGCATCCCAATGCGTCGGCCCTGGCCTCGGCCTCCTCCCTGGTGGAGTAGGTGTCCGGGGCTTTGACGGTCGCCGACTTGGCCGCGATGGTTGACGTTGAAGGCGAGGCGCCGCGGATGACTGCTGACACCTCGACCCAGTCCAGGTCAAGGATGCGCCGGGTAGTCTCTTTACCGGCCCGGTCATAGACGACCGCGTCACCGGCAGGGAGGTTGAAGCCCACCGACCACTCCCGGATGTACTCACCGGCGATATTGCTATAGGCTTCCTGACCGGCCTGAGTCTCCATATTGAGTTGCATCCGGGTATATAGGCGATGCTCGTCCGCGGCGCCGGTCGGCTCGGACTGGGCGAATAACACCTTGCCCACCAGTTTGCTCTGGTCGTGTCCGGCCAATACCGGGATGGGTAGGTTCGACTTGATGGAGGCGTTGAATGCTGCCGGGTCGATGATGTCCCCGTCCGCGTCCCGGATTCCCATCGTGTTGACGTAGGCTTCCACGATGCCCATGCGCTCATCGAGGACTTTGGCGTCCGAGATGTAAAACTTGTTGATCATACGGTCTCCTCCGGCTTGTAATTCCGGGGCATCGGTTGCCAGTTCAGCGTCCCGTTGGGATGGTCATCGATGTTCGCGGCGTCCTCCACGGTGTATATCTGGTTATGACGCTCGGCGCATGTCCGCCCGTATGGGTCGCCCGGGTCGATGTAGTTGTCGTCCGGGTCGCCGTCTATATCGTCGGCGCGGACGTAGCTAAAGCCCTGTTCTTTGAAGAAGCCCACCGAGGTCAGATTTTGCGTCCTCATTACTTCGGTCCGGGCGATGAGACGGGCGCGGTTCTCCGTCTCGGTCAGGATGGACCGGAGACCAGGGAATGGAGGGTCGGCGGTCGGGACGCCTCGCGCCAGTTGTGCGATGGAGTAGCCATTCTCCAGGGCGATGGTCACGCCCCGCTGGATGGCCCGGTTGGTCGTCCGGTGGATTATCGCCGCCCTGGCCGGCGCCTGGACGAGGACTGACTGCACGAAGGGCAGTTGTTCCGACCACTCAAGAGTTCCGGCGAGGCCGGTCGCGTTGATTTGGGCGACCGTTTTCTCGCTCATCCGGAGCATGGCTTGCTCGATGATGGCCTGGAGGTCGGGTATCCCGTCCGGCAAGTCCAACATGGAGGAATCAAAGCCCGGCGGGAAGTCCTTGGAGTCGGAGCTGGTCCGCTCCATCCACCGTCCCAGGATGCCGTCCACCCGGTTGCGGAGTCCGCGGAAGTGCCGCTGGACTTTCTTCGCCATCTGGTCGGTCTCCTCCTCCCGGTCCTCCAGGAGTTGGCGGCGTAATATACCGGCCCGTCTTGCCACCCGCGGCGCTTTCAATTCCGGGACGGCGTCCCATTCCTTGAGCGTTCCGATAGGTAATGACTCCTCGACCGGAGCGGCGCCAACCGCCACCGGGGCCGGTGTTCCTTCGGCCACTTCAAAGATGGCCGCGGGGATGCGCCGGATCGCGCCGTCGGTGACGGCCTGGAGGCCGAGTTGTTCCCTGGCCTCGTTCAAGGTCAGGATGCCGCCGGCGAATAAGCCGGTGACTCTGGAGGTCATCGCCTCGCGGTCGTCAAGGCCGGAGCGCATCTCGGCCCAGTCCACGGTCAAGGTCTCGTTGCCGGGGTAATCGTCAAACAGATTGCGGTTCAGATGCCGGAGGATGCGGGAGACCATCGGCTCCAGGGTCTCGGAGTGAAAGGCCATCCGGGCCTCGCGGTAATTGGAATAAGTCGAGCGTTGGAGTCCCACGTTGGCCCCGACCAGGATGGCCGGGACACCGAAGACCGCGCAGATGCGGGACTCGGTCAGGTCGTGGAGTTCCGTCAACGCCATGTCCTTCGGAGCGTTCGCCATCGGCTGATACTCGGCGTCCTCGTCCAGGATGGCGATGCGGTGAAAGTTGTTCCGTCCGCCAAACTGGGAGCGCCAACGGGACCGGATGACCGACGCTTCCTCCTGGGTGTTGAGGCGCCGCTTGAGTTTGAGGAGACCGGACGGGACTCCGGCGTTCTGGAAATACGTCTTGGCGAAGTCCGTCATGTTCAGATCGAGGTTGACGTTACGGGCCAGGACTTGGAGGGGAGACAATCCATACAAGTCGCCGCCGGGATTCGGGAGGGCGAGGTGGCAGATGTCCTCTCTGGGGATGGGATAATCTTTCCCGCCGACCGTGTAGATATAACCCTCGGCGCCGTGGTCTCCACCGATGATCCGGACCCGGTCGGGCCGGAGATGGTAGAGCGCGGACACCTTGCCGCTCCGGTTGCGTTCTTTGAGGGTGTAGGTATTCCCGGCGACCTGCAGAAAGGTCACAAGAGTCTCGACAAAACTGTACCAATCGGAGGTCGGGTTGGGCTTGGAGGTCAGGTCGTAAAGAAGACCGGAGGTTATCTCGACGGAGCCGCCACCTTGGGCGGGCGCCTGGACATAATATCTTGGACTGGCCGCTGAGACCGCAAGCTCTCTGATGCAAGCGTGGACGATCTCGGACTTGGCGTAACCCTCGGTCGCGAATGATTCGAAGCTGGCGTCCGGGTAGGTCGCCTGTCCAACGTCGTAATTGAGCGGGACGGCGACCGCTACGTCGCCCGGTTCTTGCTTGCGTAGGAAGTCCCAGAACGGCAAAAGTGACCTCCACCGGCTTCGGGCTTTCGCCTCGGACACTTGCCGGATGAGGTCACTAGTGGTAAATCTAGCACATGGGTTCTGATGCCGTCAACCATCTGGGATGGTAGGGCTTCACCCGCTTGCCGGTCCCGGTGCAATACATCAGGCCGTCCTCGTATCGGTAACTCAACTGCCGCCCGTCCCGGACGATGGTATAAGTCACACCGGGAGTGGCGATCGCGTTACGCCTTGCCCACCGCCGGCCAGATTCCCAGTCCTTGGTCTTGACCTTTAACGCCATTAGTCCGCCTCGTTCCGGGTCTTACATCGGGCGCAGATGATGACCGTCCCCCGCTCGGCCTTCTCGGCCAGGAGCTTCCCGCAAAGGTTGCACCGGAGTTCCTTGGTCAATCGTCCTCTTGCTCCTTGATGAACTGGGAGCATAAGGCCAGGAGGGCGGACGCTATCGCCAGCATCGCCAGGTTGGCCGATTTATCCTCGCGGGTATTTATGGTGTTGGATTTCCATTCCCTGGCATTTTGCTCGGCCTTGACCAGCCAATCCCGCCCTTCGGAGAAGTAGTCCTCCGGAGTTTTCATCACCATACTCCCACGCCCGGACCCGTAGCCGCCCAGCACATAGCCAGAGCGTCCGCGTCGTCGGGGCTTCCGCCCGTTGACCGTTTTTTGAAATCGTCCTTGGATTCCAGCTTGATGCGCCGGTCTCCCTGGACGGTGTACCGCCGCGCCGATAGCTGGGCGATGACGGACGGGTTGTCATCGATGTCTATCATGCCGTCCCGGAAGGCTTGACCCAACTCCAGCCATGCCTCGGCGATGGCGTTGACGTATCGGTCAGACCTCCGCGCCTTCTCCCCGCCGTTGAACGGGACGATCCTAACTCGTCCCCCAGCCACCCCTTCCTCGTTCAGCCGGTCGGTTACGCCACCACCGACGCCGGTGTCGTCCACGATTATCTGGCCCACCTCCGGGTCATCCTCGGCCATCATCTTGAGATGTCCGGCGACCTGTTGGGTGTCCCGGCCTTGGGACTTCCAGGCCAGCCGGCAGACGTTCCCCTGCCTCCTGTAGACCACGGTCTTGTCCGCGCCGAATCTGGCAACGTCACAAGCCAGCGTGGCTTCGCCCTCCGGCTCCAGTTGCCGCTCGACCGCCTCCATCAGGAGAGACCGCGGGACGATGGCGTCCTCCAGGTTGTCCGGGAACCGGCCCAGGACGGAGGCGATATACAGGGCCGACTCCTCTCCCCATTCCCGGCGCCGTTCCTCGATCTGCTCGGCGGTCACCATGCCGGGGATGACCTCCCGTCCCATCTGGATGTTGGGCGTGTCGGCGGCTGATATCGATATGGTGTGGTAAAGGTCGGCGCCGCCGTGGAAGGCATCGTAGAACTCGCCGGAGCTGGCGAAGGCGTTCCCGGTCAGGAGCATCCGGGCCGGGTTTAATCTCTTGACGGCGTCGATGTGGGACTGCTCGATATTGTGGGCCTCGGTCAGGATGACCAGGAGGTTCGGGCTATGAAAGCCCTGGATGTTGTATTCGTTATCGGTGGCGAAGCCGACCGCGTAGTGGCGGTCGTCCAACTCCCACCGGGCCGTCCGGTACATCTGACCGCCCAGTGGCGCCCTCGCCGTGAGGTATGCCGACCGGGCTTCCTTCCACACGATGTCGGAGACCTGGCGATGAGTCGGGCCGAGGACGACACAAATGGCGGGATAACGGGTCGCCATCCACCAGAGCATCACCCGCGCCGATTGCCAATCCTTCCCGGTCCCATTGGCGCCGACGACCGCGACCCGGTTATGGTCCCTGACCGCCCTCGCCATCTGGAGTTGCTTGTCGTAAACGCTGGAGCAACCGAGGACCGCGTCCCAGAACCAGGCCGGGTCAGTCCTGGAGTGGTCAACCAAGAATTGCTTCTCGGCCTGGGTTAGCGTTGTCACGTTTGATAGACCGCGATATGGACGGCCAAACGTGGTTTGGATTTAAGGCCGGTCACTCGTGTGCTGTGGTTACATTCGGGACACCGTGTCCACCGGGACTTCCGGCCATCCAGGGAGGTCTGGACTTCAATCGCCCCGGTGACAGGAAAGCCGCCATTGGCGCACAATATCCTTAGTCGCCCCCGCTTGTCGTAGCTCTCGACCGTCCGCCCTTTCTTAGTTTTCCACGGCCAGATCAGTCCCAGCATTCGCGACCTCACGTTCTCCCTCCACTATCTGGCCGGCGCCGTCCATCGCTTCCCGGAGGAGGTCCGCGAAGGTGACGCCGCCAACCATGACGTTCTGTTGTTGGAGTTGGATCAAAGGCTTCTCCGGTATCAGTCCGCCGATGGTGTCCAGGCGCCGGAGAATGTCCAATACCATCTGGGTCGCCTTGGCCGCTCTCTCATCATCGGGGCCGGTAGCCTGACTCCACCACCGGAGGAGGAGCCGTTCATACCTTGACCGCTGGAGGTTGTACTCTTGCTGGACGGCTTCCTTGTCGTCCCGGCGTACCTCGGACAGCCGGCGGTGGATGTCGTTGTGGACCTGGGTCTTGGACACGCCGACCTGTTCCGCGATGGCGGTCTCGGTCGCCCCGGCCATCTTCATCTGGAGGACTTGGGAGCGTCGATTCTCCGCCGCCAGGTTCTTGCCGTTATTCAAAGCCACGACTCAGTCACTCCAGCAATCGGGCCATACGGTCCCGTAATGGGAATAAGTTCTGGAGCGTCCGGGTCGGTGCTGCCCCGCCCTCTCCGGCATGGATAGCCGGTGGTTCGCTGGAATCCTTCGGACGCTTGGGATATGGTTTGGAAAGGGAAGCTATCTGCTCTTTCATGGAGTCATCAAGTGGGTACAGATAACGGTATTTCCCTTCCAACGGAATCGCTATACAGTCCCTGACCTTCGGGACATGGGTCATAACTCCAAACTGCCGAGCATATCCCGATGCAGTCACTTGCCTATCTCGATACCGCCGACCATCTGCGCTAATATAATCATTCTTGCTTGAGGTCTTTCCACAATACATCCAGCCCGCACCTTGATAAATGCCCCCATGATGCCCCTCGTTGGTGTCCGCAAAGGATACAATAAGCCGAAGCCCGGATTCCTTTCTTCGTAACATCGCAACAGCAATAGTCAGGATACGTGACACTGGGACTATATGAGCAGTTATAGCGACCCTAGTTAACTCTGCAACTTCCGTTTGCTGCAACCCATAAGCCGCCCCCAGATGCGGACTAGCCCCACGGGCAAAAACTACGCATCCAATAAATTGGTCACACTCCCACACCCCAATTCTAATTGTTGGCGGCATCGGCATGCTCTTGGAATAGTGCCAATGTTCCACCGCATACTTGGCAGCAGCGTGGGAACACCAATCGAGTTTAAGGTCTGCCTTGTTCACAGCGCAAACTCATGTCCACACTCTGGGCATTCAATCGGTTTCTTTTCATCCAACCGCCCTTGGTCATCAATACTGCCGGGTTCAAAGTCCGGCATAACGTCCCGTTCCCCGTTAGCCAATGCCTCCAGCATATCGTTGACCGCTTGGGACTCGAACTGGGTGTCGCGTAGTAGGTGGAGGAGTTGGTCCTGGTCGGCGTGGGCCATCATCGCCAGCGGGTCGTAAGTGAGGAGCATCTTGTCCGCTTCCTCCTCGGTTACGTCCACGATCAACACCGGGACGACTTGGTCGCCCATGACCTCTTGTCGGAGGTGGCCGTCGATAAGCTCCAGGCCGTCGTCGGTCTCCCTGGCGATGACCGCGTCCGCGAAGCCGATGTCCTCCAGGACTCCCCGGAGGGCGGCTTCCTGGGACGGTGGATGTCGGCGCCAGTTCTTGGGGTTGGCCCGGA